TTTATAAAACTGTATTTTATTATAAGCGTCTAATGTATTATTCTTAAAAAATAAATCCTCTTTTGATAAGTTTTGAGTTGTTTCTTTTGTAACTTTTGCTATTTGTTTTGCTATAGCTTTTAAATTCTTTTTTAATTTGCTCTCTATTTTTGCAACATCTGTAGCAACCCTGTCGTTGGTGTCCACTTTGTCTCTTCCTTCCTGTTGTACACCATCTTGTTCTTCACTATCTTCTGGCTGTACTTCGGACTCCTCAGAGCTTTCGCTACTGGGTTCCTCTTCTTTTGGACTTGATTCTTCTGTTGATTCATTACTTGCTACTTCTTTTTCTTCTTCTATTGGTTCTGTTTCAGTAGATTTAGGCTCTTCCATTGCCTCTTCTTTTTCTTCAATAACCTCTGGTACGCTTTCTTCGTTAGTTGCGACTTCTTCCATCGGTTCCTCAAACTCTTCAAAAGATTCCTCAGTAAGTTCGTCATTGAACTCCTCCTCAGTTATCTCTTCAAAAAACTCTTCGGCTGTTATACCTTCCTCTTCAAGAAACTCCATGAACTCTTCTTCCATACCAGTTTCTTCTAGAAAATCTGTAAAGTCTTCCTCAAATTCTTCTGTAAATACTTCCTCCATCATTTCCATAGGTGGAGGTTCCATTATATAATCCTCTTCAAAAAATACCTCTTCCATTATAGGCATTTCTTCAAAAGTCTCAAAGTCTTCAAAGTCTTCAAATATTGGCTGTTCTTCAAAAACATCCATATCTAAATCAACTGTTTCTAATTCTTCCTCAAAGTAAAAATCATCTTCAAAGTAATCAGTTTCATCAATGATAACATAGTCATCTTCCCAAGTATATGTATCATCTAATACTATGTCATCTGTATACCAATCAAAATCATCTGGTATATCTTCTATTATATCTACAATGTCGTCATCAATATCATCAATAACATCTTGTGTACCTTCATCTATTGGTTCGTATTCTGTATTATTGTAGGTCATCTTTAAAGATGCACCTAATAAATTTGGCCCTTGTCTAGATTGATTTGAATAATTACTATCTGTGCCAGACCATGACCAATTTACTTTATTAGAACCAACACCTAAGTATATAATTCTATCATTGTATTGACCACAATTTGCAGTTATACCTGTAGTAGTTGTACCAGGATAACCATTACAATTACCTTGAAATCCTGTAACATCTGTTCTTGTTTGTGTTGTAGTAGATAATACATTACCACTAGAATCTTTTAATACTATAGTTGTAGTATGAGAATCATTACTACCACCTTTAGATTCACAATTACCTTCTGTGCTTTCACAGTTTGCTACATCAACATAACTATTTAATGTGATACCATTATCAAGCATAGATTGATTAATAGAATTATTTGTTAATGCTATATCGTCTACACTTACTGTTGCTGTACCAGTAACTTCAAAGTCACCACCTACACTATATTTATATCCACAGTTAGATTGTGATGTAGAACAAGTAATATCAAATCCATTTATTGTACTACCATTGCTTACATAACCAGAACCAGAATCTGGATGAATTTGGTCTGTACTACTAGAACCCCAATCTACTCCATCTCCAGAATTAGGAAGTAAGTTTCCTGTTGTTACTGTTTCTCCAAATGCTTTTTCCCATGCAAATAAAAAACTACAAAGAGCTAATATTGCAATGATATATTTCCACATATTAACTAATATAATTTAAATTCCAAACCAATAGTAATTCCCATATTACCTTTTGTTTCGTAAGAGGGAGCAATAAAAAATCCATCTTTTTCTAGTCTAATTAATGGTGCTACTTCCATACCACTGTATCCAGTAACTAATCCATACTCTAAATTAAACTCTGATACTTTTGTTGTTTTACCAACATAACTACTAATTTTTTCTTCACTATTGTAATATGCACCACCAATATAATTATCTATGGTACAACGTGCATGAGGATGAACATTATTATAATCACCTTCTAATCCAATATGCATACTAAATGCTAAAAAGAAAGCTAAACAATTCATTGTCTAATAAAGAAATAATAAACAAGACCTGCAATTATACTGGCATCTAAACAAATAGACCACACAATATAAATTCTAACCATCCATAGTGTTGCATTCTTTATCATTTATGTACATTAATTATTCTTTTTTCTTTTGTTTCTAAATCTGTTTCTATTATAATACCATTAAGAATTTTATCTTCAGATTTTAATGTTGCTAATTTTTTCTTTTCCTCTTCTATTTTTTTAGCAAGTTCTTCTTGTTCTTTTTTAAGTCTTTCAGCTTCTTCTTGTCTTGCTATCTCTTCTAATTCTTCATCAATCTTAGAACGATTTTCTAATTTAGATACATAAGAATTATAATCTGGTCTTTCAATATCATATTTATTCCATTGGTCTAATGCTTCTTTACCAATTTTACCTTCAAATGGACAAGGTGTTCCTGCCATTTGCATTGCTTCAAAGACTCTTTCATCTTGGCATAAAATAGAAACTGCAGCAACCTTCATACCGTAGTCATATAAAACTTTAGATAATTTTATACGCTCACAATTTAAATCCCTAATATGTTTACCAACAGAAGCACCAAAACCAAGGGTAGAAACGGAGCCACTAACACCCATGCTACACACATCTTGAGACATCGAGGAGTAACTTGGTGAATTTGCTGAGTTGACAGGTACATCTGACCCATTGGTAGTTGTTGTATTTGTAGTTGTTGACGTTGTTGTATTCGTTTGCCCATCATTATTATTTGTTGTTGTAGCTGTGTACCCACCTGTTATCTGAGTATTACTACCAGTTTGATTTGTTTGAGAATTTGTATCATTTGTAGAATCTCCCCATACTGGTAAACTAATTATTACTATAAAACTTAATACAAATGCTAGTAATAAAGTATTTTTCATTAATCTTTATTCCATTTTTCTTTAGCTTTAAGTGCCCATCTTTCAAAGGCTTCTTTACTTATATTTTTTTTAACCATTTTAGCACCTTCTGGTACTTCATTATATAATGCAATTACTTCTCCATCTTCTATATGCACAATACCTGGACTACAAAAAGCATCCTTATCATATCCTGTATTCTTTTTTTTAAGTAATCTTACTTCTTTCATACAAGAGGATAAAGATTCCATAGGAATATATTGTGTCATTTGTGTTTTTTGGTCATTCATGTTCCCAAAAACGAACATAAGTATTATGCTAATAACTTCCATTTGTTTCTCGCAATTTATCTTTGAGTTTTTCTACATCCCCAATTAATCGTTCTATATCCTGCTGTGCTCTCTTTATATTTACGGAATTGCTCATCATTGACTCCATATCTTCCATCATAGACTCAAGTTGAGAACTCATAAACTCTATTAAAAGGTCTTGTTGAGCGTCTGCCGGGAGCGAGCCTAGTTCTCCTCTTGGCCATTTAATGCGGAATTCCGTGTTTTTTGTAAGGTCAGCTTCAGATAGCGTAACACGAGTCTCTACAGAATTTAGCCTCTCAATAATCCCAAAATATGCCCATGTTCCTACAGCAACCAGTGTAATTAAACTGACAACTGTTTTAAGTGGCATCTGCACATTAGTGCTTTCAGATACTTTCATTACTTTTTCTTTTTCTTTTTAATTCTTCTTCGTTTAACTAAGAACCAATTATATTGTTTTTGATTATTTTTTGACAAGGCTACCTCCAAAGTATAGTCCAATAATTGCTGACATTAGGTGGGTATCTAGAGGTGTAATAACTACACCAAAAAATTCTTTATCCATAGTAATTTCTTTTTGTTCTATTAAGAATAAGAATCCTCTAGTAAATTCTGTCCAAGTTAAATAAACACTTGTATCAAAAAATACAGGTGCTAATTTAGGCCATACAATAATAAAGAATACAGCAGTTAATGCTATAATTCTTCTAGTCCATTGAAAGCCTTTATTTTCATATCGTCTTGCTTTGTCAATTTCTTCCATTTGAAATTTACCACGAGCAAGTAACATTTTTTGTTCTGCTTGTTTTGCTTTAATGCTTTGCCCCCATATGGTCATAAATCCACCTAATAAGCTAGAGCCTAGCATTGTCATCATTTCGACAGGTAACCCACCTAACATTTTTTTATCTCCTATTTATTTAAAATATATAACTATATATAATCACTAAAAGAATAATCACTAAAGCACTGGTAAATATTTTACCTTTCTTGCTTAGATTACTCCACATCTCTTTTAATTTGCTCATAACTCCTCCTAGTTAGTTATTTTCATAAATGTCCAAATAGCCACAAGGATAGACCCTATAACTAAAAAGACTTTTAATCCCCCAACCCCCATGTTGGAAGTTTTATTTAAATCTCGTAATTGTTTTTGCATTACACTAACATCATCCCTAATATATCGTATATCAGTTTTGAGTACTGCAATTTCTTTTTCCCACTCAGCCATTATGCCTCCAGTAAAAATGTATGGTCTCCAATTTTATTTAATTTAGTCATTAGTGGACTATCAGCCCAATCCGGACTTGCGTAATCTGGATTATAATAATGTGTTGCACCTCCTGTATTATCATCAAGATTACCCAATATTAAATTTTCTGCTATTTGTAATGCTTGCTGATATACTTCATCATCTTCTGTCGCACCCATCATACGTTTATAATTGGCAGATTCTTGGTCATTAAAAACAGTAAATTGTTTGTCTTTTAATATTACATCAGTAATGGTATTACCATACCAATCTTTTCCTTTAACTCTATTTAAAATAACATGACCTACAGCTTCCATACCTTTATCACCTTGGTCAGATGCTTCTCCGTATATTGCTCTTGCAAGTAATTCTTTTTCTGCATCATCAATATTATTTCTTTCTGCTATTTCTATTGCTTCTATTGTTGTCATACTAAAAATCCATATCCAAAATACTAGATTTATTTTTCTTAGGTTTTTTATTTTCTTCATATTTTGTATAACCAAAAACATCTTTTTGAATTGTTTCAAAGTTTGCATTTCTAAGGTCTTGAATAACTCCATTT